GTCAACTTCACACACAAACGGCATTTCTTGAGACTATATGCAATTTTTATGCAATTTTTATGCAAATTTTCCACTGTCAAAAATTTTTCCTTCCTAAACCGGAGAAAAATTTTCGAAGGGGGGAGTCAATAAATACTAAAAATCAAACGCAACACCAAAAATATGTTAACTCAACAAGAACTGAAGAAATGCGAGAAAGAATGCCGTGCATATATCAATGCCGTGAAAAAATCAATCGAGCAGAAATACGGCGGGAAAGTTCCCGCTGAGTTCGTGGCACAACTCCGGCAATTAGATGATATGTACCTGTGTTATCTGCAATGCAGCCACGAGTTCAGGCAGTCAAATGATATTATCGTGAAAAAGAGTAACGGCAAAGCGGAGTTTACCCAGGTTAACCAACTCTTCTCCCTGATGCTCCAGATTGCCGACAAGATGGACAAGTTGGTGAAAAACTTCGGTATTTCGCCTCTGGCCGCGTCAAAAATCAAGGGCTTGCCAACTGGAAGCGACGGGGGAGAAAACTTCTTAGAGAGCCTCTAAATGGCCTTAAATCGAATCGTATGAATAAGTGGACCCAATACGCGGAAGATGTAGTGGCCGGAAAAATAAAATCCGGCCAGTATATCATGCTTTCCTGCCAGCGATTTTTGAACTGGCTGGAGCGTGATGATTTAGTGTTCCGCGAAGATATACTGGACAAGATTGATGCAGTGTTCGCTCACATGAAGCACTTCGAGGGCCATTTCGCAAACAAGCCGTTTATTCTGCTTCCGTTCCAAAGATGGATCATCGCAAACATATTCGGTTTTTATTACAAAGACGAACCCGAGAAGCGGGTTACTGAGGAAGTAATCCTCTTTATCAGCCGTAAGAATGCAAAGACCGCTCTTTCAGCAGCCATACTGCTTGCAGACATGATAGTAAGCAAGTCTCCGTATTATGCAGGATACCTTGCGGCCAATACCAGAGACCAATCGAAAATTTGTTACAAATTCATTGCTGGATATGCCCGTTCCCTGGATACAGGCGGAAAGAAGCATTTCCAGTTATATCGGGACAGAGCCATCTATACTTTGACTCATTCTTAGATAGTGGCAGTCAGCCGCGAGGCATCCACTTTGGACGGTCTGAATCCTGATGCCTTCATCGTCGATGAAATGCATGCCGCGAAAAATGATGACATGTACCAGGTCCTCGCGTCGGGCCAAGCATCAAAGTTAAATCCACTCAGAATGATAATATCATCGGGAGGTTATCTGATGGACGGCTTCCCGTTTTACGAGCGAGTGCAGAATGCCCACAGAATGCTTTCCGGGGAATTGGAACATCCAGATAACAAGTTCTTTGCACTCTTCGAAATGGATGTAGACGACAAATGGGACGACCCCGATAACTGGATAAAAGCCAACCCGTCGTTGGGTGATATTGTCCAGATGCGCTTCCTTCAGGAACGTTGTCGGGAGGCTATGACCAATATGCCGACTCAGACAGACTTCAAAATCAAAAACCTTGACATTTTTGTAACTGCGAAAAATATCTGGATGCCGCCGGAAATACTCGACCCGGTGATGCAGCCGGTCGATCTCCAGCAACTTGAAGGTGAATACTGTTATATGGGCGTGGACCTTTCCGCAGTTAACGACCTTACTGCCGTGGCAGTCTGCTTCCCGCCCAATGATTACAGAGCGTATTATCCAGACAAATACATCTTCTATGCATGGGCTTGGGTGCCGCAGGCTGCACTCGATACTGAGAACGCTCATCTATACGATACTTGGATTAAAATGGGCATTTTGAAGATGACAAGCGGTAACTCAGTCAATTATTAGGAAATATTAGCTGACGTGATGGAAATAAACAACCACTTCCCGATTTGTAAAATATTTTACGATGAGTGGAATGCCACAACGTGGACTCAGCAGGCAGTGGCAAACTTCGGAGACAACATCCTTCAATCTTTTTCACAAACTTTAGGTTCTTTTAACAGAGGAACTAAGGCACTCGAAGTCCAGGTTCGTAACCAGCAGTGCATCATCCATGCCACTCCGCTGATACGCTGGTGCTTCTCTAACTGCGAGCTGAAGTTTGACTCTTACTCCAATTGCAAGCCGGTCAAGGCCGGGGACAATCCTGTAAAGAAAATTGACCCTGTAATCGCCATGATTGAAGCACTGAGCGCCCACCTGTTCGAGCAGTTGTTCAATAACACGGAAGTTGTTAGTTTGGAGTTCTGACTTTGTTAATAAATACTAAAATAACCAATATTCAGCTAATGGGAATTTTCAGCAGAAACAAGAAGAAATACATTGAGTTAACACCGGCTGACTTCAAGCGGGCAAGCGAGGATGCCAACTGTAACTGTGCATCTGCGGAGCCTCTTTCATTTCAGGCACTGTTAACACAAGCCTACTCTTACCGCACTCTATCGGCTGTTTATGCCTGTATCGAGCTTATATCCAACGCTGTGGCTTCCATGCCTTTACGAGTTGTAAAGGAGGATGAGCACGGCCACCGGGAAGTTGTGAAGCACCACCCGTTACAGCGTATCTTCAGGGACAAGAACATTCAGACATTGTCCATGTACAACATCATCAAGCAGGCTGTAACAGATATGCTCGTTCACGGAAACGGGTATATCCAGATAAAACGCGGCGAGAGTGGACTCATAACAAGTCTCAGATGGGTAAAGGCAAGTGCAGTATCAGTCCAGTATGATGATAACCGCGATACTTTATACTACATCATCACCCTGGACAGTTTGTCAAAAAAAGTGAAACCCGAAGAAATAATCCATTTAACAAAGAACTCGCTGAATGGAGTTGTGGGTGTTCCTATCGGTTACTTTGCGAAGGATGTTTTTGACCTGACAAAAACAACGGAAAAGGCAGCGCAGGACTTCTTCAATTCAGGCATGAACGTTAACGGTGTTCTTTCCGCCAAGGTTAACCTTAATCAGAAGGCAATGGATGAAATAACTGCCAAGTGGCGTGCATCAGCAAAGAGCGATAAACTTCGCTTCCTGCCGCTCGGAGTCGATTACCAGCAAGTGGGTGTTGATGCAAAATCCAGCCAGATGCTTGAAAGCCGTACATATAATACGCAGGAAGTGGCTCGCTTCTTCGGAGTTCCTGTCCAGTTGATACAGAGCGGCGAGAAGTTAACGTATAACAACCTTGAGCAGCTGAACCTGCTGTTTTTCCAGCATACTTTGATGCCTTATATCAGAGTGATTGAAAGCGAGTTTACTAGGAAACTTTTTTACGACGATGACGAGCTCATTGTAGATATGGACGAAGATGAGTTCCTGCTCCGAACTGATAAGGCTTCTACTGCTTCTTACCTGTCAACGCTTGTTGGCGGAGGTATCATGACTGTTAACGAAGCACGTAAGGAACTGGGTCTCAGCGAGGTAGAGTCAGGAGACGAACTGCATATTGCATTCAGTGATGCATCGAAGGCAAAGATTGGCAGTGAAGATGAAAATATACCTAATGAATAAAAATGAACAAAATATACAGAAATGTCGAGAAAATCGAAAGTGATGGACGACTTATCAGAGGGCTGGCAGTGGTTACCGGAAGCTGGAGCAAGGATCTCGGAGGCTTCCGTGAACTCATTTTGCCGGAAGCAGTCACAGACGACCTCATCCAGCGAAGCGACGTGATGTTGTGTCTGGACCACGACCCGTCCAAAGTGATGGCTCGCTCAAGGTTCGGTAAAGGCTCGCTTCGGCTGTCTGTTACTCCACGAGGACTCGAGTTTGAGACGGAGGCTCCCGATACCACCGTAGGCCGCGATACTGTGGAACTTCTGAAGCGCGGCGACTACTCGCAGTGCTCATTCTGTTTTACCCTGCCGAAGGAGGGTGCAGAGCGTTGGTATCACAATGCTGAGGGGCAGTTGTGCCGCGAAATTAGCGCATTTGACCGCCTGTGGGACGTAAGTATCGTTTATGACCCTGCCTATGATGCCACGACTGCTGATGTGCGCTCTAAGCAAGTGCTGGACGCAATGAGCAAATTGGCTGTTTTGGAAAAAGAAATAAATAACATATATGTCTGATATTCGTACAAAAGCCATCGGCATTAAACGCTTTCTCCTCGATATGATTGAGGACGCTCGCAAAGAGTGCCGCGAGTTTAACGAAGAAGAGCAGAAGCTTTTTGACGAGCAGAAGAACGAACTTCTTGCTTTGTCGGAAAAAATCAAGGCTACTGACGATAAACTCGAGGAGATCGAGAACGAACTTCCCGATATTGAAGAGAAGGCTGAAGAGAAGCCCGATGAAAAGCCGGAAGCACCGGCTGAAGATGCTCCAGCGGAAGATGCCCCGGCACCCGAAGAGGCTCCCGCAAACGAGCCACCTGCCGAGGAAGAGAAGCCCGCTGAGGAGCCTTCCGAAGAGCAGACCGAACCCGAAGACGACCCTGAGAAAAAATCTGACAATGAAGATGAAAAACAGGAAGTTACTCCGGAAATAAATAATGATGATGAAAAACCAGAAGAAGAGCAGAAGCCTGAAGAGGAAGAGCCTTCTGATGATGATGATAAAAAAGAAAAAGAAAAGAAATCAGCTAAATTTAGTATGACAAACAATTTTTCACTTTTGAAGGCTGTTCGTGCAGCCGCTTTCGGCGAAGAGCAGGACGCTCTTACTTCTGCCGTACTTGAGGAAGGTATCAAGGACTTCCGCTCTGCAGGTATTAAGGTCGGCAAGGGTGCCATCACTCTGCCTAACGAGACCCGCACCGTTACTATTACAAATGAGCACGATGAGGTTGTGAAGGAAACTTGGGAGCCTTTGCTGCTTCCCCTGTTCAAGAACAAGGTGCTTGGAAAGTGTCATAAACTTTCAGGCTTGAGCGGTGATGTTCGTATCCCCAGCATCAGTGCACTCGACTGCGCTTGGGAGGGTGAAATCGACAAGAACAAGGAGACTACGACTTCGTTCGACCACGATACTATGAGCCCCCACCGCATTAGTGCCACTATCTATTTGTCAAAACAATTCTTAATGCAGGATTCCCTGAATTCTGAGCAGACCATCCGCAATCTGTTGATTGAGGCTCTGGAGCAGAAGCTCGAGGCTACGTATCTGTCAAAGAACGCTGCTTCCGGCAAGGTGCCCGGTGGTATCTTCAACGGCAAGACCGCAAAGAAGGTAACCAATTTCGCACAGCTCTGTGAGTTCGAGGCTGAGGCCGTTGAGAACTGCTATAATCTTGACAAAATGGAGTATGTTCTGGACCCCAAGTCGTGGGCTAATATCCGCGGAACTTTCGTATATGGAGGTAAGAACAGCCGTATGGTAATGGAAGGCAGCGAGATTGACGGCCGTCCTTACAGCATCACTCAGAACATGGGTCCCAAGGAGTTCGCTTTGATTAATTTTGACGATCTCTATTTCGGCCAGTGGGGTGGCACTGAGATTACCGTTGACGGTACATCTGTAGAAATGGCCCGCACTGCACAGGTCGCCATCACCCTGAATGCCTGGTTTGACCTGCTCGTCGTTCGTGACGAAGCCGTTCAGCTCGCCACTGTTGATGCAAGCGCACAGACCATCGATACCAGCACCGGTCTGTGATAAAAACTAAACAAGCGGGAGGCTTGAAAAGGCTTCCCGTTTGTTAAATTATTTCTAATCGTAATATTATGACAGCATACATCGATTTGGATTTAATCAAGGAACACCTGAACATCGACAAGGATTTTAAGGAACAGGACTTGTATCTGCTCCAGTTGGCTGACGCTGCCGTAAAAATTATTGAAAAGAAAATCGACCAGCCGCTGGACCCGTTTATCGAGGACGGCGAACTCGAAGCACCGCTTCTGCAGGCTGCTCTTCTGTTGATTGGAACTTGGTATGTACAGCGCGAGACTATCACGTTCGGCAATGCCATGCCCGTTCCTCATACATTGGACTATCTGCTCCAGCCGTATATCTGTTACTATACTAAGCACTGTGATTGCCAATGAAAGCAGGACTCTTTAACAGGAAATGCACAGTCCTTCGCGCCACTATTGAAGAGGGCGATTACAAGGACAAGGAGGTGTGGGAAGAAGTTTATCACACCAAGTGCAATTTTGCCCAAGTCTCTGGAACTCGGAACGAAGAGAACAACGAGTTTTTCTATGCAATCAATGCCACTGTAACACTGCGGTTCTATGTACCGGTAGAAGAGACAGACCACTTGCTCATCGACGGCTCAGAATGGAGAATTCTGAACATCAACCGCCAGGCGGAGACCTCACGAAACCACTTGACTTTGATAGTCGAGAAGATTAACAAGTAATATGGCTAAGATACAGTTTTTCGCCAAGGCAGGCAAGCAGACAGTCGTTTATGAGTCGAGCACCGATATACCCGACAACTATCTGGAAATGATATATTTCGGGTGGCAGTTTGAGAAGTGGCAAGTCCGTGCAATTCGCTCCGTGGAGAAGGAACTGAAGCGCGAGGTAAGCGATGATATTAAATCTGAGTGGCCTGCCGCTTTCAGAACGTCAAAATCGGGTTGGGCCGACAAGATGATTGAAGGCCTTCGTATATCCAAGCGTATCGGCAAGCGAGGCGATATAGTTTACGGCAAGGTGCATGTAATGGGTGTTCGGCAGCGCGGCAAATCGACCAACAAGGGAGACAAGAGCGGTTCTTTCCGACTCCGCTTCTTTGAGGGCGGCGCAAAGCGCAAGAAGCACGGCACAATCGACCCGCACCTGTGGCTGAACAGACGGGCAAAATCTTTCGATATTACTGGAAGAATAAAGCTCTATCTAAATACGTATATGAAGGAGAAAGGACTCATCAGTTAAACTATGTTAAATGCAATACATATCAACAAATATATCAAGAAGTGGCTCCAGGGCTGCGACAAGATAACAGCGGTCGTTCCGAAGAAGAACATCGCTCCGCTGATCCTGAATCCTACCAACTTTCCTATCATTACGTTTGCGCACGGTGCAATCGAGCCTGATTACTCTATGCTGCCCGACGGCAGAAGTTTTGACAACGTGGAGGTATCCATCGTTGTCGTATCTGACGACTACGAGCAGTCGATAAATATAATGAGCGACGTAAGGGAGTTGTTTGAATTTTGCTCATATAAAGATGAGGAAATATCGATACCGCTCATCAGCGTCGATTCAATCACGGAGGACTTCCAGGATAACGCGTACATCCAAGAGATGATACTGAAGTTTGAGGTTGAGACTCTTAAAAATAACGAAAATTAACAAATTTTATTTTTAATTATGGCTAACTATATTAAAGGTAATCTTATCAATTTATTTTACGCCACTGAAGGCGAGCAGGGTGCTACTGAGTGGAAGTATTTCGGTTACACGCAGAACACCGGTTTGAGTCAGACCGCAAGTTCTAACTCTATCAGCTCAAAGGACCATGGCCTGCATCCAGACAAGGAGATCACTGAAATTAGCGGACAATTTACCAACACTTGCTACGTTACTACAGACAACATCGACATTGCAGTTGATATGTCAAATAAAGCTAAGGACGTAACTTACGCTTTCGCAATCGTCAAGGATACTTCCGGGACTTCTGCTGCTGACGGTCTGAAGCCCGTTACCAACTACGGTACGACTGAGAAGTGGGAAATCGGCGACTATGTACAGTATGCCAACGGCAAGCTGACTTCGCTGAACATCACAGCCAACACTGGTGAGGTCGCTTCTATCGATATTACTATCGACCTGACTTCTGCACTGTCAAAGACTGCTCCTAGCGGTGCCAACCTTAAGAAGTATGTTCCTACTGCCTGATGCAGTAACTCTTTTCTCATCCAGATACTTTGAGACCTGCCAATCGGCGGGTCTCTTTGTTTAATAAATATTAGGTAAAAATAAACCAGTTTAACAAACATGAACATCAACATCAACAACACAGATGTGGAAATGAAGTTCCACTTTGCGACAGAGCTGCTCTATGAGCAGATTCAGGAAAAAACTTTTACAGGTCAGACGACAACTGACTGGATTATCTACTTCTTCTGCACGGTCATATCGTGCACGGAGGACGGGTTTATTGCCTATCCTGACTTCCTGAAGTGGCTGGATGAGCACCCGACTGAGTTCTACTCGTTTATCGAGTGGTACAGTGATTACGTAACTAAGGTGGCTGAGCTGAGACAGGCCACAAAAAAAGAGGTTCCCACGGAGGCAAAGAAGAAGAGCAAGGTGAAAAAACTGAAGTAAGCGATACCCCGTATTTCACTTACTACTTTCGAGCCTTCTGCTTCGAGTTCCACGTGGTGGACGTACAATATTTCCTGTGGAAGATGCGGCTGTCCGAAATAGAAATGATTGCCGACAACTTGAAGTTCACGAACAGGCCGCTTTGGGAGACTGCGAGACTCATTTCGCTTTTCACAGTGGCTCCGCACATGAAGAAGGCTCCTAAACTTAAGGAACTCTTCCCGCTTCCGTGGGACGAAGAAGGACAGAAGGCGGAACTCGAGGATATGGCAAGATACGCAAAGGATATGCAGGCCATTTCGAAGATGTTAACCGCTAAAATGAACCAGGACAGTAACAATGAAAATAATATACAAAAATAACGAGCTGAATCTTGAAATAACTATCCGGACAATGCTCATTTTCCAGCAAATTGCCAAGTCTGATGACTTCAATCCGCTTGATTTGAGCCATGTTATACTGCTTTTCTATGCAGCGGTAACACAGGCGATGGGTGAGCAGCCCGATTACAGCGAATTTTTCGAGTATATCGCTGAAAATCAGCCTGTTCTGGTGCAGTTTATCAAGTTTTTGGCCAATAAAAAGGATAATTTAACTTAATTATGGCCGCAAGATTAGTACAGGAAATGAGTCTGGATGCATCTGGAGTAAAACAGGGTGCACAGCAAGGCTCACAAGCGATAAAATCAATGGCGAAGACCGGCGACGAGGCCGCTTCGTCTGTAGAACAGTTCGAGCAGAAGATGGCTTCTGCCATTGCATCGACTGGCAATTACAGGAAAGCACTCCGGGAGGCCACTGCCGAAGTGCAAAATCTTACTTTGGCATATGCCCAGTTGTCCAATGAAGATAAAAACTCAGATTTTGGTCGTGCACTCGCACAACGACTCGATGAAGCGAAAGTCAAGGCTGCTGAGTTAAAGGATGCCATTGGTGATACCAATAGGGATATTGCTAATATGGCGAGTGATACGACTTCTCTGGACGGCTTTGTAACCGGCTTGCAGGCAGTTCGGGACGGCACTGCTGCATGGATTGCAATGACAGGCATGAACGAAAAGGAGCAAAAGAAACTGGAATCAGTCGTGAAGCAGGTATCACAGTCGATTTTGACTATGAATGCCGTTATTTCTCTTTATAATGCAGTCCAGAAGGGCTCAGCACTTTATACGCTGGCTCATAACGTGGCTCTAAAGGCTAAATCAGCAGCATCGCTCATCGCAGCAGCAGCGACCGGAACTCTTACAGCGTCGGAAGTGGCAGCGACTGTGGCTACAAAGGCTCTTGCTGTGGCAGTTAATATGCTTCCGTTTGTCGGGCTTGTTACAGCGATTACGGCAGCAATAGGAGCACTTACTTGGTGGATTACTTCTACTGAAGATGAGAACGAGGCTCTTGCAAAGCAGCAGGAAGAGCTGAAAAAGACTCAGGAAGCTGCGAAAAAATATTACGAAACTGTAGGACAGAAAGCAGCCGACCTGCGCATGCAGTATGTTAAACTCAAGGATGAGTGGAACAAACTGAAGTCGGCTAAAGAGAAGCAGAAGTTCTTGGAAGATAATGCATCTGCATTCAAGCAGTTGGGCTTGAATGTTAAAAACGTTGTCGATGCCGAGAACGTATTTGTGCGGAACACCAATCAGGTAGTGGCGGCATTACAACTCCGCGCCCGTGCCATGGCACTGGAGCAGAAGATGATGGCCGCTTATGACAAGTATTATACAAAGGACGAAGAGTTACAGACGTTTAAGCGAAGAGTCTGGAAAAAGGGAGACGAAGCTGATAACCAGACTATGGCAAAAGCCGGGCTCCGTTATAACAACTTGTCATGGGGCGGTACGACCACTATCACTACTCAGAAGCAGATTGATGCCCTGAACAGATACGAGCTCGAGAAAGAAAAGAAACTCAATCAGGAAAAGCGTTCTCTGAACAAGAAGGAACTCGACTCTGAACTTGCTTACGTTACCAAGCAAATGAACCAAGTCGTTAACGCTCAGAAGCGGCTTAATCTTGGCTCTTTGATTACCACCGGTACCGGTTCCGGCTCCGGTCCAGTAAAAACCACTTCTGGCGGAAAAACAACATCATCTACCACGAAGAAAGAGGCACCAGTCAAAGGCTCGATACCCGATTTGGAGGAACAGCGCAAGAAACTGGAAGAGTCGATACGCAGCGAAACTTACAAAAAGACTGGAAAGACAATCGACGAAGTCCGTAAGGAAATTTCAGATCTGACAGTAGAAATAACAACGAAGCAACTGGAGTTCAGAATGGACGTTGATCCGGCTAAACTGGAACTTCACGAGCTCGAGCAGGTTTATGATAAAACATATGCAAGGATTCGCTCCGCTTCTGAGAAAGACCCGGTAAAAATTGCTTACGACGAACAGGCTCTGCGCAAACTGAATCAACTCATCGTTGACAAGAAGTATAAACTCTATATGGATACGCAGCCGGCTGAAGACTCGCTAGAAGCACTGTACAAGAAGAAGGACGAACTTCTGAACCGCATCGCCGTACCCGATGTTGAATCCAGTCAGTTCAGGGAAATGACTCAGGCATATCAGCAGCTGGTGGACAGGATTGCTCAGAAAAAACTGGAAATACATGCAGATACTTCTGATGCAGCCGACTCTATCGATGCACTCCAGAGTGCCATTCTTGGACTCGTGGTACAGCGGTACAACTTGCAGATTAACGCTAATACTGATGAGGCCCGCAAGCAAGTGGCCGACCTTTCTCTTACGATACAGGAAATGCAGGCTGAACTTCTTAAGAAGCAGGCTCAGAATGGAGTTAACCCGACTTCTTCAGGCCCGGCAATGCCTTCGCTTGCAGCAATGCAGCAGCGCAAGTCTGCACTCGAAGAGGGTCTGAGGCTTTCTGTTGATATTTCTGATGAGGACTTAGTCCACGTAAAGGCTGAAATAGAGAAACTGAAGAAGGATATTGAATCCAGGGAAATAGAGTTAGGATTAAAAGATGATCCGCTCAAAAAGGCACAGCAAGCCGCCACAAAGCGAGTGGCTCAGGCCGAGCAGAATATGCAGGGCGGAGGTCAAAGTTCCTTCCAGAAGGCCATATCATCAACCGAGAAGCCGCCAACGGAAAAGGACTATGAGGCTCAGTTGTCTGCCATCCAGAAGAAGATGGATATGAACGACCAGTATCTGAAGATTCTGGAAGATGAGAAAGCCAAACTCGAGGAACTCGGCGATACCGGCTCAGATGCCTACGAGGATATAAAGCAAAAAATTAACGAGACAACCGCTGCACAGGAAGAGTTAGGAAGAGCCGCTCAGAAGAATGCAAAGAACGACAAAAAAGACAAGAAACGTGCACAGAACTGGGAGGATGCCACTGATGCACTTTCCGACTTCGGTTCCGCACTCGGTGATATAGGAAAAAGTTCTGACACTCCAGAGCTCGAAGTGGCCGGAGTAATCGCTCAGTCTCTTGCCAATCTTGCACTCGGTGCATCAAAGGCAATATCAGAAGCAAGTTCTATGGGGCCTTGGGCCTGGATAGCTTTCGGTGCGATGGCGATGGCGCAGTTGGCCAGTATGGTGGCTCAGGTCCACTCACTTACGGGCTTTGCCTCGGGTGGTATTGTAGGCGGTAACTCGTATAGTGGTGATAGACAGTTAGTTAGGGTTAATTCCGGCGAAATGATTCTTACGGGTCAGCAGCAGGCGAATCTGTTTAACTTGCTGAATTCCAGCCTGTTACCAGGTACGGGAGGCGTCGGCGGTGACGTGCACTTCGTATTACGCGGAACCGACCTGTACGGAAGCCTTCGTAACTTAGGCAAACAGAAGAGCAAACTAGGAAAAGATATAGGTATTCATTGATATGCTGTATAGTGGAAGTTTTAAGACATTTTCAGATGAGGATGTAACGATATACATCCTCACTGATAACGATTCATCGACCACGACTTCGATGAACGATGCAAACGATGATATAAAGTTTGCGGGAGACCCGTGCACGGTCGAGTACTCGCTCGGCCAGACCTTTGATGTATTGGTCATGAAGTCATGCACTATTAACCTTCTCGTCAAACATTATCTTGGGGACTCGCTGTTCGCAAACAACAGCCGCTCTATCATCGTTAACGTGTGGAAAGAGGACGAGTGCGTATTTGCCGGCTTCCTCGAGCCTGACGTATATAGTCAGCCATATAACCGGAAATGGGACCAGCTGACTCTTACAGCCAACGATGCAGTATCGACTCTTCAGTATCATCTATATGGAAATATCGAGCGGGAAAGCGATTACGCTGCATTGAAGCAGACCGCAGATTCAACAACATTTAAAACTATACTTTCTTCCATTTTTAGTTCTCTTCCGAACCTCGACCTCAAGCACGGCCGGGGCTCGGTTTTATACTATGACGGCTCTGTCAGGCTGGACTCTTCAGCAGCACCCGACTCTATCTTCAATGTAAGTATTTTTGACAGTCTCTTTATGGGAGAAGAGTTTGACGACCTGATGCACCACGACGAAGTGATGGAAATAATACTCATGTATTTCAATCTGCATTTCCGTCAGGAGGGAACTAATTTTTACATATGGCACTGGGCCAATATCCAGAACCGGAACACGATTAACTGGTATCCTATCATGGCCGGAGCAGATGTTTACAGGGTCGTACAGGATGATTCTACCACAGACAGTTCCGGCAATGAGCGTCAGGTGCTGATAACTCTGGACGGTGATGAAAGGATACCGGGAAATACGCTGCCGAAGCAGCTCAGCGATATTGTCGTTTATGAGGGCGGCGAGTACCGCAGATATTACGTATGGGTACTGCCCAACGGGAGCACCAGGAACTCCACTGACTATATCGTCGTCGATATGTCCGGAGACTTAGTTTATGTTTATATACCGAGCCGCGATATGTACAGCGTGCTGATACAGTCGCCGGCCGGAGACTACGATACCGTTTATATAAAGGAGCCGCCCGCAGAGGCATATACAGGAGGCACTTTCAATAAGCCTTATTTCCGCCCGAAGGGTGATGAATACATAATCGCTGAACGTTAACAACCGATAAATAATCTATGCAACAGGTTACTATTTCTACTATGCCCGTTTTTCGTGAAAAACTCGTACATACGGGCTCTCTGGAGGACAGAGCAGGCAATAAACTGGAGACTCGTTTGACTGAGCCTACAGTTATCACAGTCGATGATGAGCAGATTACCGTACAGTTCGTGCAGGTAATCACTCCCGACGGCAATGCACAGACAACAGAGTATTATATGCTCTTTGACGAAGCCACCCACGAGCTTCCGCTTAAAATCGGAGACAAGTTCTACAACGTTACGTGGATTGGCGATCAATACGTGCTGGGCGATGAAATAACCGAACAAACTCCGGCCGACTACCTCAAGATGAGCGATACCGCTCTTTATCACGAGGGGAACTGGTACCAGGGTCTTATCCTTGTTACCGGAGGCGAAGAGACAGTCGCCACCCGAGGCAATATCTATACGCTGAAGGACCGACTGAACGTGCGATATGCACCTTATGTAGATGGGGAGCCGGCACTCGTTTCTGATGAGCCCGGAGCCACCCAATATACCCGTTTTTTGAGCGAGTTGGTGCTCTACAGCCGCGAGCATGAATGCACTGCCACAGTGCAGTTGCCGCTTGCTGAACTGAGCAGGGAAACACTCAAGGTCAACGCAGACGGAGCCGTAACGACTCCCGAAATCGCTTCTGACAGCCACTTCTACAAGTACAGTTACTACCCGACCAACTATCAGTCGATTTTGCCGGAAGATGAGCTCGAGGGAGCCACTCTTCTGGACGGGCTTGCCGTTTCCGGCAAATTCAGAATCGGCTCAGTGCTGAACGTGGACGAGTTTACCGTATATTTCTCAGACAGGCTTGCTGAGGACTATATCATCATCACTCTGATGTACGGCACAACGAAAGTCGGCTTGCTTTCCGGCAAATTCAACGAGCCTGTTGTTTATCCTACGAACATCAAACTTTCCGGCTATATCTTCAAGGGTTACGAGGACGAGAAGCCGACCCGCTTCCTGACAGACTGCGTCGTGCAATGCATCTTCGAGAAGGATGAAAGCGGCGGCGGTGATGAGCCGGAGCCCGGTAAAGAAACACTCTATAAACTTTATTGGGTTGTAGAGTCCGTACAGGTCAAACTCGACCAGCTGCTGGCCGGAACAACTATAACTCCACCCACAGCAGAGGAATTTACCCCTGAGGAAAGAGAAGGATATACTTTCGCATGGGGTTATTATCCGGAAACAATGCCTGCATCCAACCTTATCGTCAACGGTGTTTATGCAAAGGCCGGCGATATTGACGGAGAAGGCAAACTTACCGTAACATATAAGCTGAAATTCTTTAACACCGACCTGACGACTTCTGAAGAGACATATCAGACAGTCAAGGTGCTCCCCGGACAGTTCAGTCCTATCGCTGCACCGGCAGAGCGGCAGGGTTATGAGTGGAAGGGCTGGCAGGATGTTCCGACTGTTATTTCCGAGAACATCACTATCTGGGGCTGGTTCTATCAGGAAGGCTTCGTGCCGGCTGATCCCGAGAATCCAGACAAGAAGCAGTTTACAGCAAGATGGAAGTTCGTTTATCCACCGACGATAAACTATACGCTCGCCACTCAGACTTACAACTATGGCGATACTATAACTCCACCTTCAGTAACGCTTGAAGGATGGGTGTTTGACTCTTGGGACGAATATCCAGAGACGATGCCCGCCCACGATATTGAAATAGGCTCAAGCTGGCACAGATACGGCACCCACGACAAGTCGTATGAGGTAAAATACGAGTTGACCACGTACAACCCCGGTCAGGAAGGAGTCAAGGAAACGTATTATACGGAAATGGTTCCCTGGGGCGAGACTCATACCCGTATCGCTGCACCTACCCACCCGACTCTTCTCTTTGACGGCTGGTACATGTGGAACGCAGTCGGCAAGGTGCTGGTTCCGGAGTCGTTCGTCGTAACAGACGATACGCTCATCTGGGGTAAGTTGTGGGACGATAATACAGCAGAAGATATTGCCGGCTACAGGAAGATACATTTCCAGTATCGGCTCTATCCAGGCCATATACCGGCTTGGTTCCATTACTGTTACCGGCACTTCAAGCCGGGCGATACGATTACTTTGCCGCCCGACCCGACAACAAGTGCACGGCCTTTCCATCACGACCACTGGGACGGTCTGCCTCAGGATATGATAATGCCTGATGAGGATTTGGAGGTTTATTCTACCTTTGTTCGTGATGCAGAAGCGGTAAAAATCATTTACAGAACGAAGATTCACGGCGATATAACTTCAGATGCATGGACGACTGTCCGGGAAGATGATGTTTATGCCGGCTCGAAATATACTATACCTGCCGACTATACCCCGCAGCTCGATGGATACGTGTTCGGCGAGTGGAAGACTGAGACTTTCTGGACTGAGTCGGGCTTCAAGGCCTATACAGCCGGAACTGAGTTTGTTGTGCCTTACAGCG